AGCGGAGTTTTGTGCATCAAGCACATCTTGAATATCCTTCAACTGCCTTGCATCTGCCGCAAACCCCGGTTCCGTTGTCGTCCGGTTGTTTGCTATCCCCGCAAACGCCGCTTCCCCCAACTGCCGCAGGTTTCCTTCTTCATCAGTCCCGATTATCATTGCCAAAGAATTTATCGTCCCTCTTAATTGCTCAATTTCATCAAGCGGGGTTGTCTGCTGCCAGCAATCAGGATCCCATTCCCCCTCTGTATCTTGCAGACATTTATACAAATTATTCTCATACAGACAATAGTCACCGACCTTATACTTTACATTTTCTCTATACGCTCCTGTAGTTCCCATATTCTTTTGGGCTTCCAGCTCTTTTTCAAATGCGATCCGTAATTCTTCAATGTCCTTCTTTGTTGCTGTTACAACGTTCGGGTCAATAATAAGCTGTACCGAATCTGTATTACTTAATGCCACCTCAATAGCCAATTTCAGCTCATGTGCCACGCCATCAGATACCCTGACCTTTTGTGTATCTGGCGTATTGCATATGGCTATCATTTCGCCTTCTTCATCAAATGCGGCCATTTCACGTACAGTAAAGCCTCCTGCATCTGACGGTATTACAGATTCTATTATCAATAGATTTTCTGATTCTTCACTGATTCTGCAGCTGTTAACTTCCCCTCTCCACAATTCATTTTTTAATGCTGTCATTTCTGCAGTCGGTTTATAATATTCCCCTTCACCATCACCAACTGCAATATGAGTCACATTTACCTTCTTTCCGTCTTTTATTGCTCTAAGCATTTTATTTGTGCCTAAGTCTGTTACAATCGCATAATATTTACTTGCCATGTTATCTACCCTTTCTTACAGTGATTGTATTTTCCATTTTCTGCCCCGCCAGACAATGCATGATATCGCTTCTGTTATTTTTTATAATGGAATGTAACTTTGGTTTTACTTTCAGGAATCCTCCTTCTGTAAATCCGCATATGATCTTTGTTTCGCCTGCCGTCTCTACCTTTTCTTTCACATATGCCTTTACTTTGAGCACTGACCCCATTGTTGAATATGCACTGGCTTTCACTATCGCCTTTTCAGAACTTAATTTATAAATGATCCCATCACAATGCGACCGCAGATTTTTATAAAACTTCATCTTTTCTTCAATCTGCCTGCTTGTGTTTTCTGATAATCCTGTATTTCCAATATCTACAATAATCCTGAATGTGTAAGGCGCACCGTTATATTCAAACCATTCCTTTACTGTTATACCTTTATAGATCGCCTGCATTGCCGTTTCAACTGCGTATTTTGTCCCCATTTTTTTATGAACCTTAACACTGCTTTTTAATATTTCACGCTTTACAGAAATAGGGTACGAATAATCATACCAGTCAACATGCATATCATATGCCAGAATGTCTATCAATTCTTCCGGTAATTCATCAATCCGTGAATAAATCAGCACCTTGTTAATATTTGCGCTTGCGGTCAGCATTTGCTCTGTGATTGCTGCGGCAAATGTTTTCATTTTAGGATCGCGCTTTAATGCATCAGGCAAATAATCTGCAAAATTCACGCTGAACATATCTCTTCCTTCGGAACTATTTTCCTTCGGACTATTCATTTTCTATGCCTCCATTCATAACTTGCATAGTTTCCCTTATTATGCGTGCAACATGCGTTTCTTCTACCACCTGAAACTCCGGCTTTCTTACAATCACACGTTTTACACCTGCATCCATCATCTTCTGTACCAAATACGATGGGTTGATATCCCTTCCTATTTTGCAGGTCTGCCATTTTATATAGTTTTCTACTGCCGATCGTGCGTCTCTCTCAATTATACTTGTACTTAACTGACTATTCCGCTCTATATAAAATGTAACATCAACCTCAAAAGGATCCTCTTCCGGTTCAGATACCTTCACCAAATCAGTCAATGGCCTAACGTCACTTGCTGTCAGTGCTTCTTCTATCTCTTCCAGCACTGCTTTTGTAGGCATTTCACTATTCTGTAACAATATTCTAACATCTACCTCACCCGGCACCGGACTTGTGGCCACTACATCCGCAACAGCAGCAGAAACAGACTTTGCATGATAAATATAACCGTTAACCGGTCCCGCCGTCGAAAAACTCTCCATACTTTCCCGCATACGTTCATAGTATTCCTGGTCCTCTTCTTTCTCCGCTCCTCCTCCGGTTTTCGTTATATTTTCAATTTTCAGGTAATAATCATATACATCGACAATCTCTTTGATCTGTCCGGCCGCAATCTGATTTCCCACAATACCAGGCGTTTGACACTGCCCTGTTACGTCTCCATAAGTATTCCCTGCCGTAATTTCCAACTCTTCCATGGTTTCAAACACAATTTCACTGCTGAATGCAATTCTGGTTCCCCGTGGTATAATGACACTTTGTTCCTGCTCCTCTGATATGTAACAACGGAAAGTTGCCACCGCTGGCGTTGCTGGTAGTCTTTCAATGTCTTTGAAAAGCTCTGCAAGGCTGTCAAGATATTCGCCGCTTGCATATCTCGGTACATTCTTTTTTGCCGTTTCATCAATCAGAATCCGCTGCTGTACTACAATTGCGGCACACCACGCAATAAAAAGCCGTTCCGGGGAAGCAGGATAGACTTTGTAATTTTCTCGGTGAAATTGTTCCTTCATCATATATTCATACAAGGCGATCATATTGCTTTCTATGATTTCCGTATCAGTCTCTAAAAATTGAATATCAGGATATTCCCTGTTAATCATCGAATGTTCTCACCCCTTCCAGCTCAATAATTGGTATCACTTTTCCTGCAATCTTTTCATCATTCGTCATTTCAAAATGTACATTTCCAAGAATCGCTCTAGGCTCATTCTCTTCAATCTGATCATAGATATAACCAACAAGTATATTTTCTATAACAGGCAGCGGCCTTCCTAATAGTTTTCCTGGAAGTCCAAGACTACGCATCATAACTGCTGACTGCATGACTGTATCAAGAATAACTGCTATATTCTGAATGACTTCTTGATATACATTTGCCGGGCACAAATCTATATTTTCAAGCAATTTTCCATCACCTTTTATGATCTCCATACCATCACCTTTTTGGATATTCTTTTAGCGTAACTTTTACTTTTGCGGCCCATAGATTCCCTTTACCGTCAAAACGCTGCAAATCCACTGATCCTTTTTGCGGAACCCATTTATAACTACCGTATACTTTTCCTCCGATTACCAGTCGTTCTGCCCTTCCTGTCTTCACCATACCGCGCAGTTTGTTAATCTCTGCCATCGGGTCTACACCAAAGAATACGGAAAAAACCATAGAAAATGATATCTCCTCAATCTCCGGCCCCATATATTCCAGCAGATCCTCCTTTATATGCCTGTCATGAGTGGTATATTTCGCGGAAAAATCCCAACTCATATCGTCAAAAGTTTTTACTGTATTTGCTGATACCATAAACACAAGTTCTCCAAAGCTCCCGATCTTTGCCACTATTTCACGCCCCCTAATATATAGCCTTCTCCATCCCCATCTGGTATCATCAGACAAAGTACCATGCTGCCAATCTCTGGAATCCATTGCGTCAGATATGCTTCATGTGTGTGCCCCTGCTCTGTCTTGACCATGCTTCCGCTTTTTTCCGCTTCTGACGGCACGATATATCTATTCCGTATCAGAATAAAAAGGTCGCCGGAAATAATACCTCCCTTGTCCCCGAATTTTACACGCGCTTTCATGCTTCTGGCATCCACACTCTGTACGATCCCTTTTCTTATTATATTTTTCAGTTCTGTCATATCCGCCATATCAATATCCCTCCAATACCTGCTTCAATGACAGATCCACCGTATAACCGTTCAGCAAGGTATGTTTCGCCTGTGTCACTTTATATTTTCTGTCAAATTGCTGCCATCCTTTTAACTTTACTGTCACGCCTGCAACCAGTGACACGTCCCCCACTACCGTTAAACTTGCTGTATACTCCTGCGTATTCTTTTCACGCAGTCGTTTTTTTGCCAGCTGTTGCGCTTCTGCCGTGCTTCTGACTTTTTCGTTAACCTCCAAAGTCTGCCCGGTTCCCGCCTTGCTGTCCGGCGTGTAGGTATATTCAATGGTCTCCTTGCTGTCCGGATCCGAATACGATACATGACAGCTCGTGTATGCCGTATCTGTCATGCTGGTTCCCATCTTATATGATATAACGTCACTACTGCCCTTTCTGAAAGTTCTTATTGCTGGCTTTCTGTCATACTCCGCAGCGTCATAAATGACGATCATCATTGTTGTTACTTTTAAAGCCATCCCTGCCGCATGGCAAAGTGTTTGCAGGAATTTAATATCGGAAGTCTGTACCTGCTCTTTCCTCTTATATGCGGGGTTTTCCTTCGCCTCATACATCAATTTCATGCCGTTTTTTCCTGCAATCTCTTCCCCGATACCTTTCAACGTATAGTTTTCCCACGCCTTAGATTTCTTTTCCATCCTCAATGTGGATGTATAAGGAATCGATGTTCCTTTAACGGTCACTTTATCCGGCGGCCCTGACATATCTACGCTGTCTATCTCAAATGTTCCGATATCTAACGTCACATCTTTTCCGGTGTCGTTCCAATTTTTCTGCACCAGAACCGCTGATACAAGTCTTGGTTTAATAACCATTTCTACAGTCTCTACAGTCTCAGTTTCTTCCTTTTCTACTGCTGTACTTGTCGCAGTTCCTCCTGTTGTTATTTTAAATACCTGCCCCGGATAGATCAGATTCGGATTCATTATATTATTTTCCTGCGCGATCTGCGGATATTTTGTACTGTCTCCCAGGTACTTTGATGCAATCGCCCATAATGTATCTCCCCGCTGGACTACATAATTAACAACGCTTTCTTTTTCAACTTTCTTTTCGACCTGCTTCTTGCTCTTTATGATCGTAGGCTTGATCTCAACCCACGTCCCCAACAGATTGTTTTCCCGGTCGTCATACTCAATCTGGAAATCATCTGTGCTGTCCTCCTCTTCGTCCGTATATGCGGCACTCAACAAATGACGGTTGATATCTTCTGGCACGTCAACATTTTTAAATGTCAGCCGCAGTTCTACCCTGCGGGCAAGCCTTTTGTCACTCATGCTATATTAAAATCCCCCTTTTCCACGGCGGAAGCTCCATACCGGGTCTGTCTTCCACTGCCGGGATAGTGAGCACTACCCCGGCAGGAAGCATGAAAAGGCTGGCATATTCAACATTTGCTCTTATCAGCTTATCCGTATATAAGACACTTCCCATCTGTTGATAGGCTATCTTGTCCCACATATCACCGGATATCGTCGTATAAGTCTTATTCATACCTTGACCGCCTTTCATCATCCTGTTTTTTATCTAACAGGTTTCCCACTTGCTGCAATAAACGCCTGTTATTCTCCTCCAGCTTTTCCTCTAAATCTTCCGGATTATCACCGTCAATATTTATCACCGGATTGTTATTGATCGTGATATTCGTACTGCTGCCTGATCCGGTTCCCCTTATTACCTCCGGCGCCCGGACTTCCTGTGCATTATTCGTTGTACTGTATGTATTCAAAACCTGCGGACCGTTCTGCCGTGTACTCGTGTACGTCACATTTGTTATGCCTGCTGCCTGCACTGCCTCTGTTGACCTTACGGCTGCATTCTGCGCCGACATGATAGCTCTTGTCTGTGCTGCTGTATACACTACCCGGCCTGGCGCATTGGTTATCAGCTCCGGCCCTTCCTCCCCTGCAATAAAGGTGTCTGGTGTATTCCTTGTACCCTTTGCAAACGTCGGCAACGTTGGTATATTAATACCCTTCCCACCTACGCCTGGCACCCAGTCCGGAATTTGTATGCTGTTTAATGCAGAAATGGCACTGTTGATAATGCCTATGATCCCATTGATCACGCCTGTCGCAATGGCTGTCAGCCCGTCCCATGCGCCCTGGAATACATTTTTCACACCTTCCCATGCCGCGCCCCAGTTCCCGGTGAAAACGCCTGTAATAAACTGTATCAGCCCGGAAAGTATCTGCTGCGCTGCCTGTACTACTGCGCCGATCGTCTGAAATACCGTACTAAATACAAAAAGGATCTGCGGCAATACCGCCTGTACAGTAGCAAGTATTTGTGTAAGTATCGGCTGTATAATGGCCCATATCGTCTGGAATACAGTCTGCACAACCGGAAGAACGGCAGACAGAACCGTTGTGATTACAGACCCCAGAGTTTGTATTCCCTGAATCAAGAACGGCAGAACCGTTGATACAATAAAATTAAAAACTTCACTGATAATCGGAAATACATATGTCTGAATAAAGGTTATGATCTCACTGATGATCGGCATAATACCCGCAATAAAACTTCCTATAATCGGAATCATGCTGCCTATAAAATCCGCAATTGTTGTAATCACCTGCATTATGACTGGCGCTGCAGCCTGTAAACCGCTTATGATTCCCGGTATTACACTTGTTATCAGTACATTTAATAATTGTTCTGCAACCGGAACTATATTTGCTGTTACAAAGTTGACAAATTGCCCTGCCGCGCTTACTACTTTCTGAAAGACTCCGGCGAACGTGTCAAAAACAGCAACACCTTTATCACCGAATATTTCATTGATCTTATCCCGCGCCGCCCCTAAATTTCCGTCAGAAAAGACACTCTTGATTGCTTCCCCAACTCTCGTTACTGTGTCAACGATCTTGTCAAAAACTTCAAGCCCTTTTTCTCCAAAAATATTTCCTACGGCTTCCCGGATTTTATCAAGGTTATTCCGCAATAATTGAACTGCTGTGATCACAGCTGTGATCACTCCTACAATCGGCAGAAATTTCCCTGCAATACTGCCCAGCGGCCCCAGCCCTGATAGCGCTTTTCCCATTATACCGCCAATTCCACTAAGTGGTTTTGCAAGGCCACCTACAATCTTTGAACCAATATCGGAAAAGCCCATTGCTTTAATCTTGAATAACTCAAAAACCTTTTGTGCGATTTTTATCCCGCTTGATATTTCAAGAAATCCCAGCTTTGCAGTCAACCCGGCAATTTTCATTCCCGCAAGTGCCGCCGCGACTTTTATTACCGTTTGAACCAGTTTCGGGTTTGCCTGTGCAAATTCGGAAACTTTCACGACAACCGCAGCAACCTTATCAGCCATGTTCCCTATGATCGGCAGAAGGTTTTGCCCGATAACAATCCCCAGATTATCAATGCTGTTTTTCGCCCTTTGCATTTTCGCTTCGGCGGTCTCGTTCATCTTCGCAAAGGCTTCTTCTGTGGCCCCTACGCTGTCTACCATGCCCCGTACCTTATCGTTGAACCCATCAACTCCGCCTGACAGAAGAGACACGGCAGCTTTTCCGGCTTCCGCAGAGCCAAACATATCATTCAGGCTTTTTCCGCTTTTTTTCGCTTCCTCCTGTAAAATATTTACGGTATCTCCCAGGCTTTTCCCGCTTGACATAAGCTCTTTGAAGCTCTGTCCTGTTGCCGCACGCAGAGTCTTATCTGCCGTCGTCCCAGATTTTGAAAGCTCATTCAACATACTGTTCATGTATGTTGTCGTTTCTGCAGCCTTAATTCCTTTGGCTGTCATGATCGCATATCCGGCACATAGCTGTTCAAGTGCTACGCTATTTGCGTTTGCTGTCGGTATTATTTTACCCATTACGCTTGACAGCTCACCAACACTCACTTTTCCTTCATTCTGCGTCTGTATCAGCATATCTGACACGTCAGATACTTTCCCGGCCTCCATTCCGTAGGCATTTAGTATTGTTGTCAGCACATCCAGCGTCTGTGAGCTTTCCGCAAAACCCGCTTTCGCCAGTTTCGTCGAATACGAAACAAAATTAACTGCGTCCCCGGTCTTCTGCCCAGCAGAAATGGCGTTATACACATCATCTGCGATCTGGCTTGCAGCTATCCCTGTAGTATTTGACAGCTTCATGACCTCACTTGACATTTTCTGGATCGGAACAGCTTGGTTATCAGCTATCGTTGATACTTTTGCTATTGCTGTTTCGTATTTCTGCGCTGCCTGCACGGGTCCTGCGTATACTGCCGCTGCAACTGCCCCATATGCCCCTATCGTACCCAGAAGCTGTGTCTTCGTAGTTGTGATATTTTGTTTTATTTTCGCCTGTTCTGCATTGATACGGTTTAGGTTTTCCTGTGAACCCTTAAGACGTTCATATGACTTTTTTAATCTGGCGTTTGATTCTTCCAGGTTATCTGTATTGACTCCAGCTTTTCGCAGTTCATTTCCTAGGCTATTTAATTTTTCTTTTTCTTCATCAATCTTGGCATTGGTCTGTTGTATCTGGCTTTCATTCGCTTTTAACTTTTGAGTGTTCTTTTCGACCTCATTTCTTTCCCGGACTAATTGATCTATCAGTTTTCCCGTTGCGTCCCCGTTTTTAGCAATCTCCGCCTGCAGCTGTTCAGCATTGTTTTTATGCGTCTGTATTTTCTGCGATATCTTGCCATGCTCTTCCTGCAAGCGGGACAATTTCTCAGTCTGCTTCGCAACCGCATTCGTAGTCTTTGTATACCCATCAATCTGTGATTGTAGGGAATTTACGCTTTTTATGCTCTCTTTCAGCTTTTTCTGGGTATTGATCGCACTTTTGAAGGTATTGTTAAAATCCCCTCCCAAGGATGCTTTGAGCTTGAAAAGAAGTTCAAACGTCTTCTGTGACCCTGCCAAAGTTCTCCCACCTCCCTACTTCCAACTTTTCAACCGCTTTCTTTCCTCTTCGTCTTCCTTTTCGACTTCATTCGCGGTCTGGATCCATCGGTAAAGCCTTCTGATAGGAATCCCCGCATAATATGTCGCGGGGGTATGTGAATCCCTTGCCAGCCTGTATATTTGTTTGAACAAAAATCTTGCCGGGCTTTTTTTTTTAATAGCCCATATTTACTAAAAAATCCCGCGCCTTGTTTTTGATCTTCATATAGTCGTAAACCTTAAGCCGCCTGATTTCATCACTGGCCACGCCTGCTGCCCTTGCCGCAAGCATAGACTGGAATGTGCTTGATATTTCCGGTGAAAGTACATATTTATTCTGTACCTGCAATTCCTCTTCGATTGCTTCTATGTCCTCACCACATAATCTTTCAAAGTAAAACGTTAAAGATTTATATGTCTTTCCTCCAATTATTTCAGGCTTTCTGAAATAATGTGTATAATTCCCGCTTTCCTCCTTCGGTTTTTTATCGTTCATATTTACGATTCCCTTTTTCTGTGCTTCTTTCTGCTCTTCCCGCATTTCTTCTTCCTGCTGCTCTTCTGCGGTCTGTTCTTCCGCTGTCTGCTCTTCCATATTCATGTTTTTCATATCTTCCATCGCTATTTCCTCCTGATCTTACAGATTCCTGATTTTGTCTTACATAAAATTTTGCATACAAAGGCCAGCGGTTTCCCGCTGGCCCTATTTCATATTTTATTTTCCTAATGCTTTCCTGATATCCTTCATGTAATCAATACCATTGATTATATAAATAAAGTTCAATGGATCAATCTCTATTTTTTTTACACCATCAATGTGAATCGCATAATAATATACCGCATATTCTCCGCTTGCATCAGCCGCAGAAGCCGCAGCCAATTTTCCAGGTGAAAATTTCTTCGGCTTTACCCTCAAAATGTGCTTCACACTTCTGGTCTCTATAATGCCGGTCCTTGTATTCTGTTCCTGCTGTGCTGCCCGCAGGTCAATCCTATGTATGCGTGGTTCTGCCAGCTTGATCGCTGCCGCTGTAACCGTCCTGAAATTCAAAGTCAATGTCATTGCTTCTACATGCCCCAATACAATGGATTCTAACTTTCCTCCGATTCCGGATCCGGACATTTCTTCCGCAACATTTTCCACTTCGGGCAGCGTTGCTTCTGACATTCCTAAAAATTCTACGGCATCCTCATATACCGCAAAATTTGATATCACTTCATCTACTCTTGCCATGGTTTATCCCTCCTTTAAGCTGACATCAGGTTTGACAGATAGGAAACATCATATTCAAGCACATATTCCAACAACCGCAGCGGGCTGGGCGGCGTAATGTAAATATGGAATTTTGCTTTTCCGGACATTAAAGCGGTCTCACTGTTTTCCTCTTCCATAAATTCCACCCGGCCTCCTATGATCTTTTCCTCTGCAGTCAGGCTGTTCAGCCAGTCATTTACCCCCTGCAGGATTGCATCTATAACACGCCTTGAAAGCCTGCGGTCTATATAATTCCAGTAGGAAAGAGTTACCGTCTTGGCAACCCATTTGAACATACGGGAAATACAGTAAAAATAATCCACCGGATCCGTATTAGCCGGATAGCAGGCCGTCCAGTCTCCCCAGCTTACAAATCCGTTGTAAAAGTTTAGTGCTGTCACAATCCCGTTATCGTTCAGGTAATTTGCCTGTTGCACATCAAGTATAACCTCTTCACCATTTGCAAGCGCCATGCTGTCTGCCTGCAGGGATTTATTTGACGCGCTTTCACAGGGAGTCCCGCCGCCCAGATCTTCGGTATTGTCCGTCTGTGCGATCAGCCCGGCCAGCTGGCTGGAATAATTGAAAAGCCTGTCTCCCAGTTTCAGCTGTGGAAAACATACAAGCTCATTTGTCTTCATGAAATTTTTCGATTTTTTCCACGCCGGAACCTCCGTATAATATGTTGCACCGCCTGTTTCTGTTGTGTCAACGTCAAGAATTGCGTCAGCTTCAAACAGTCCGTTGATGTTCTCCCCCTTCGCCGACATGATCGCCGCAACTTCACTGTCATGTGACCAATTCGGACACAAGATCAGATCCGGGACTACCGTATATTTCGGGAATACGCTGTCAATCAGTTCCAGTCCCGTCACTTTATGCGTCGCCACACTGTAACCGCCGATAATATCCGCTTTTGTTACCTGTGCCGGGTCAACCTCATTGTATTGAACTGTATATTCCCCGGTCACATCCTCGGTAAATTCTACAATGCAGTTTGTATCATCATAGAAAACCTCATAGTCTTCCCCTGCCGTAAGGTTTTCAATCTCCACGCTTTTTGCGACCGCTTCCAGCGGCAATTTAAGCTGGTTTTCGACAGCTTCAAAACTTCCAGTTTTTGCTGTTTTATGTTTTTCCGGATCCAGGACGTTCACAAGAAAAATCGGTGCGATCTTGTAAAGCTGGAAAGCGGAATAGATCACCTCTGACAGCCCGTATTTTTTCCAGTCGTCAGAATATCCGAACTTCTCCACTGCTTCCGTGTAGTTATTCAGCATGATCACTTCATTCACTTTCCCGTCCACCTGCTGCACTGGCGCGGTTCCTACGGCAAAAATCACGCCGCTTGCTGCCACATTCGGCGTTGAAATGCTTGTCGTCCGCTTCCCGGTGCTGATACCATGTGTGATCTGACTTGCCATGTCTTACCCCTCCTTTGCTTCATTTGCCGCAATTCCGGAAGCAATATCCGAATAATATTTATTCAGAATGTTTCCTGCGGTCCTGGCCTTGTCCTTTTTCTCTGCCACCTTCTCAACCGGAACCAGCATCTTTTTCACAAGCGGATATTTCTGCATGACCGCTTCCAGTTCTTTCTCTATTTCCTCCATAGTCCCGATAAAAATTTTATTGCTTTTCAACTGTCCGGCAGGCAATGACGGTCCAATATATACCAACGTCAACTTTTCTTTTTCCGTTCTTCCTGCTGCCGCTGTTTCTTCTCCCTCTGTGGCTTTGATATCTGCCCCAGATTCCTCTTTTTTCTGTTCACCCGTATCTTTTACCACCTGTTTGCTTTCTTCCGCTTCTGCGGCCTTCTGTGCTCTCTTTACTGCCATATTTCTTCAACCTCCCTCCTGATCGTCGGCATCGACCAGTTTGTTATCATTTCCCCCAGATAATACGGGGGCGTACTGTCCGGATATACGATGTATTCCAACGGCTTCTGCAGTACAAACTGTTTCCCAATGACCCCCGTCTTTTCCAGTTCGCCCCGGATCCGCAGGATCAGATTCAACACATCGTAGGGACCCACCCCGCCATCTTCCGAATACGTTGCGATCACAATCCGGATCTTACAGGTACTTTCTTCCGGTTCCCGCTCCTGCTTATCATCCTTCCCGGTCAAAAACTGCAGAAGGATATACGGGATCTTCTGCGTCTGGTCATCTTTACTCGGCAGGCCCATTTTATAGACATTTGCCTCCCGCACCTTTTCCTCATTCGGATTCTGATTCCGAACCCTGACCTGCAGCTTAATATCTTTTGTCACATCCTGGACAAATTCGGCCAGACGGTCCATTAAGATTATCGGTGTCATGTTTTAACCTCCATAACCGTTCAATAATCGGTCTATTTCATGTTCTATCCGTTCATTGACTGTTTTTTGCGCTTCTTCCTCCACTTGTGTGATCACCTGCTCATTGCCAATCATCTGCACCGCTGACAGGCCCATTTTTTCTTCTACTTTTTCAGTATGTGCTGTACCTCTTTGATTTTTCGCTTTTGCCAACCTGGACACGATCCCCTGTTCGCCAGTCCTTTCAAATACTCCCAGGTGTCCGTTTGACATCTGCGCAATAAACGCATCCTCAAAGGTTCCCCCGCCGCCTTTCTTTACTGTCGCATGAACCTTTGAATTTCCTGTCACCTTGAATTTGTACAGCGGTATCTTACAGCCGCTGAAATGAATATAGCCAGTAAGGTCTCCCACACTGGCTCTTTGTACCCTTGTATTGGTTGCGGAAGTTAAAGCACCGCTTTGCACCGTGTATACCTCTTTTACCCGCTTTGCCGCTCCGGTCTTGGCCTTTGATAATCCCCGGTTTACTGCGTTTGACAATGCCCTTTCCGCTCCTTTTGGAACCCCTGAAAGTATCATTGTTACCCGGTCAATGGTGTCTTCCGATATTTCAATCATTCGTCATATGCCCCCAATTCCAGTATGATCTCCCCGGCTTCATAGCTGCTTTTCTCAATCACGTATATATTCACGGCCCCGGCCTCTTCAATCTCAATTTCCCGGCCTTTTTTCGGTACGATCCCTAAATCCGTGTGTGATATATACAGCATAGCTTCCGCACGGTATATCCCTTCCGCATGGTCCGCGCCTGGCCTCTGCCTGTCTGTCCCTGTCAGGTGGTCAAGCACTGCCGGAACTTCATATTGCTTGCCGTCGTACCATATGCGCATCATTTCCGCAAACTCTCCGGGGTTATGAAATACTTTCAGGTCTTTTATTATCTGCGCTTTAAAATCCATTAAAGCACCTTCGCCACAAACCAACTATCTACGTCGTGCGGCACGGAAAGCGGGGCGGAAGACAACTGCAAGAACCTTCTGGCGGGTTTTCTCTTTACCCATGTATCAGGCACATATTTTCCTTCTACCGTGCGGAATGCCTTTGTATTTTCATCAATCAAAGTTATTGCACCATAATACATGGAATAATTTGCATTGCTGCTGATAAGTACAAGCTCACCTTCCGGGACAAGCGGTTTTTCCGTTGCATTTTTCGGGTCCGGGTCTGTCCAGTCGTCAAGATACCATTCGTTATATGTGTAAATGTCAAGCCCCAGTTCGTGAATGGTCCCGATATAGGTCACACCGTTCGGAAGCTGTCGTGGCTGAATGACTGCAAGATTATAATTCTTTACGTCCAGCAGGCTCTTTACCTTCTCATGATTTTTGAAAGCCCTTGCCACATCTTTTGACATAATGCACATATCGCAGTTTGTGAATCCTGTCTGCTGTACCTTCTCATGCCACCGCTCTAAATCCGCTATCGGGTCAGAATCCTTCCCGCTCCACTTCTTTGCCGCCGTTGTGATTTCTTCCCGGTTCGTGAAATGAAAGTCAATCACTTCATTCAGCCCCTCCCCGATAATCGGGATTCTGCCCATGAAGATAGATTGCACACACATCAACTCTTCCCGGCGCGTAATCATTTCCCGCAGCTTTATAAAATCACTTGACATTTTCAATACTGCACGTTCCGCAGGTGTTCTTCCTGAAACAATGCTTTCCCCCGCCTGCCGCTTTAACAGGTCGTCAATCGTCGTAATCATATCAGGCGCAACTAAAGGCGGCTTGTAGCTCTTTGTTTCGTACCCGGTATTTGCCACGGTCTTCCCGCCGATAATTCTATGTACATACGGCGCAACTTTACGGGAACCTTTTACAAAGTCCACGTCTACCTCTTCCGTCACAAAGGTTTCCTCATTCTTGAAGAAAGTGCTTCTGAAAAATGTATGGACAGGGGGCATTTTTGACACTACCCGCCCCATTGTCCGTGGGTCATAAATGCTTACTGCTTCATTTGCCATCTTTTTATCCTCCCTTTTAGTTCAATGTCCGCAGGAAAATTGACATTTTCCGCAACGGTCCTTTTATATCTTCTGCTGTAACGCCGTCCGGCATGTTTAATGCTTCCTGAAAAAATTCCCCCGTCATGTAATATACAACGGGTTCATCTGCTGCCGCCGCTGCTGCTGTAATACCCACAACATTTGCTACTGTTTCCGCTGTTACTGCAACAATTTTTCCTTCGCTGTTTTCCGTTACGGGCGTATGCTCTACAAGCTCCCCGCCTGCCGTCCCTGTTTCGGTCAGCGTCTGAAAGTCGCCAGCGAAAAAGTTTTTTGCTTCATAAGTCCTTGTTTCAATTCCATACATTCCCATTGTCTTCCCTCCCTTTATTTCACGTCAGGAAACAAGCGGTCAATCGCTTCATTGAATTGGTCTTTGGTTTCGCTGCCCTTTTCGCTTGCGCCTGCGCCTACATCAGAAACATGGCTGTTTGTTACGTCCTCTTCCCTGTTTTGCAGGTATGCGCCGCCCTGTTTCTTTTGTTCCATTACAATCTTCAACGCCATTTCCCCGGCAGAAATAGGGTTCACAAACTTTGCGTCATTCACAATGCTTTCAAACCCTCCCACCGCTGCGTCTTCCAGTGCCTTGATACGGCTTCTTTCCTCTTTCCGGGCGTTGTCTTCTATTGCTGCCGTCAAGTCGGGATATGCCGCTTTCAATGCTTCAATCGTTGTGATTGTGTCTTTCTGTTCCATCTTTTCTTCCTCCTTTTTGGGTTTATTTTCCGGCTGGCTGCCGTTTTGCAAACCTCCCGGCGTTGCTGCCGGGCTGTTTAACAACATTTTAGGAACGGTCTTGAAACTCCCCATGTCAATCGGTACAGAATTGACAATGATTCTTCCTGCGTTTTCAATGACCGTCTGGGCTTCTTCAAACATCAATTCATCACAAAAGCCGTTTTCCACCGCTTCGTCGCCCGTCCACCATGTTTCATCTGACATAAAGCCGGATATTTCATCAACCGTCTTTCCTGTCTTTACAGAATAGGCATTTATAATTGACTGTTTAATCACCTTCAATTCCTGCGCCATCTTTTCAAAATCTTCTGCCCGGAACGTGTCCCAGACTGTCATTGCCGGGTCATGAATCATGAAAACGCCGTTTCTCGGTATCTTGATTATGTCGCCCGCCATTGCGATAATCGTGGCGGCAGAAGCCGCCCACCCGTCAACCTTCACTGTTATTTTTGCGTCATGGTCTTTCAATCGGGTATATATTGCATTTGCTGCGAACACATCACCACCGGGGCTATTGATACGCACCACTATTTCTGGCACGTCCTCCCCTAATGCCGCAAGCTCCCTGTTAAACTGTGCGGGCGTTACCCGGTCTTCCCACCAGCTCTGCTGGCTGCTGATCGTCCCATACAGAAGCAATTCAGGTGGCTTTGTCGCTGTCCCCGGCACAAAATCCCAGAATCTATTCTGTGTCACTCCGAACGGGCTTTTCTCCTTGCTTCCCGCTGTTATCCTGCTGTCCTGCTGGCTCTCCGGGCTTTTCCCCGTTGTTATCCTGCTGCTCTGCTGGCTCTCCGGGCTTTGTCCCGTTCCCCTGCTGCCCGGCTGCGCTTCCGGGCTTTTGTTCCCCTGCATTGGCAATTTTCTTTACCTCCTTTAGCTTCTTTTCTTCCTGTTTTAGCTGTTCGCAATTACTGTAAAAATCCCCACCTGACATCTCCATTGTTTCTGCGCTCCTTGTAGAAAACCCGTTTTCAACCCTTGTGACCGCTGCCCCTACTTCCTGCACCGGGTTCAGAAGCCCCCGTGCCGGTCCATTCCACTGTGCCTTGCAGTACGCTTTCCGGCGCAACGGGTCTGTGAAGAATCCGGGGGCAATTATCCTTCCTTTCGCTACTGCTTCCGCAAGCCATTCTTCATATACTGGCTGGCAAAAGTCGTTTGCCAGCCATGCCCGGTACATTTTAAACATTTTCCATGCTTCCTCTAAAGCTCCCCGGCTTGCAGAATAGGAACTTGTAAAGTGCTTTAAAAGCAATTCATACGGGATTTCAAGTGCTGCGCCTATCTGTCGGCAGATAGTTTCCACAAAACCGCTGAAATTTTTGTTCGGTCTTCCGGGGTTTATATCATGTGCCTTTTCCCCTTCCGCAAGGTCAAGTATCGCTCCTGGTCCCAGTTCCAGGCTGTTTTCATCGTCTTCATCAATCAGGTCTTCCTCTGCAATCCCTGACCCTATCGGCTCCCCGTCTTCATTTGAATTTTTTTCAATGAATACAGTGAAAAGCCCTGATATCACCGCCGCTATCAATTCAGCGTCCGTGTACCGCCCTAACTGCTTTAGTGCTTCGATTACTGGTGAAAGAAAGGGAACGCCCCGCCGCTGGTCTATGCGTTCCATATTGCTTAAATGCAGGACATTTTTTCTGCCTGTCTTCTTTCCATATGCTTCCACCCGCTGCCACTCCATACGCTCATTTGCATATGATAACGGGTGATGTTTTGAAAAGTGGTATGCAATCACTTCCCCGTCTGCGTCCACCTCAATGCCCCCGACAATTTCATTTCCGAACGTGTCAAAGTTATTCGGGCTTGAAACTCTGTCCGCTTCTATAAGCTGTACCCGTAAATCATAGGGCTGGTTTATCCGCTTTTTTGTCGGAAGCAGTGCGAAACAATCTCCAGAAGTCAGCCACCCTAAGAAGGCTAATTGTTGCAATTCATAGAAATTATTTATCCTTGCCATGTCGCAATCCGGGCTTTCTGCCCACAACGCCCACTCCCTTGTTATTTCTTTCTCTAATTGCTGCGCCTGCGCCGCTGTCAGCCTCAACGTTTCTGCGTCTACCGTTGGTTTTAACATCAGCCCCCGCCCGACAACATTTGTACGCATTGTTTTCACGGCTCCTGTCGCAATCGGTACACCCATGTATAAATCACGGGAACGCTGCCGTAGTATGGAAAGGTTATCTGAAATATCTTCCCGCCAACTCCCGCCCGCATAATTCCAGCCTATTAAAGACTTTTTTGTTGTGTTTGCGCCGTAATTGCTGTAACCTGAATTAGTCAGTATTTTCATTTTCTGTCTTGCAGCCGTCCTTTTTAACGCTGTTTGCGGCGCAACCGTGGCAATTATGCCGTCTATCGCCCTTGCTATGCCGTTCAATCCTTCACCTTCTCCCGTTTTATGGCATGAAAAAAGCACCCCTACAAAGGTGCTGTTCATTGCATCTCTTCATTCGCATCTGAAATCCTGGCAAGCGATTTATCCAGGATAAAATCTTTTATTCTTGCATAATCCCATCCGTACCCGATCAGGCTTCCGACAAGCATTTCTGCATTCTGTACCTGCTTCAATTCTTCTTCATTAAAACACTCCCTAATATTATCCTGCCTGCCTATTCCGTATTCTTCACGCAGCCTTTTTGCATCCTTACCAAATATAGATTTATAGATTACATTTGTGTATATTGAGTAAGCGTGTCCATGCATTCGCCCATTTGCTTCAAGTTCTTTTATCGCCCTTGTGAAAGCCTGCCGCACTACAATCCCTTTTTCACGCTCTATCAATCTTCCCTGCAGCATGGATTCCATCTGGTTGAACTGGCTGATATAAGCAAGTTTAAAACGCATTGCTTTTTCACCTGTATATCCCATAGCAAGGATTGTAAAGCCATCACGGTTCATATAGTACATTGGGTTTTTCTTTCCGTTGGATGCTTTATATTCGCCTTCATAAAATAGGGCTGAAAATTCAGCGCTACTCACTTCTGACTGAATATTTCTTACATCCGCAAGTACATTCTTATGTTCCTTTTCAAAGGTTTCTGCTACGTCAAGGCTCGATACCACGTTGACTTCCCTTTTGTTTAATTTTTTCATTTCTACAAGCATACCTTTTTCCTCCTTCATGGTTTTGGGCATGAAAAAAGCACCCCTGCAAAGGTGCTTTCCTCATATTTTCCTATCTCCTTATACCGCTTTCGCTATTATACACTTTACACTACTTTTTAAAGGTTTTCAAGGAAATTGCGGGCAATTCCGGGCAATCTTTTTTATTTTTATATGTTCTGCCTTATGCTATCTATAGTTACATTAATATGTACAGGTAACAATTTCCCATATTCCTCTGAAAATACTATCCATTTTGTTTCATGATCCGCTATTTCCTTTTTCTGATCTACTTTCCTTTTTGCTATCTCTTTTATCCCTCCCATGATGGTTTCATATGCGTCAGGCTTTAATTTTTCTTTCTTATCCCTTTTCAGTATTTCCAATGCTTTTATAGCTCCGCGAAGATGGAAGAACATAAGTTCTTTTTCTTCCCCATATTCAAATCCATATTTATCCTTGAACTCACCCGGCTGGTAAGAATCCCACCATCCAAAGCCATTATAATCATACCCGCCAATAAAATATTCCTTCCTGTAAAACAATTTGTGTTTTTTAATATCGATTCCTGTAATACTGATAAAATCACGTTCCAGAATGATATACCCTCCCCATTTCTCCGGTATATAGCGTATGAACCATGGCAATACCGGTTTCTTCTCCTGCCTGGACAGTATTTCCTGCTATTGCAATTAAACCTTGAAGAGAGATCTTGTCCTCGTATGTGCTTTCCCGGAAAATTGAAAAATTTTTATATTGAAAATCCAAAATCCCTGTGATATACTACTTCCAACCTTTCTGTTACCAGTATAGGGGCGATAATAATAGAAATGTAAAAATCTCTGGGGTAGGCTCTCAGAGATTTTTCTTTTTTTGCATATTGAAAAATAAAAATACATATGCTATAATGCCGATAGGCAGAAAAAAGACATGAGTATGACATGTAATCAAAGAACGAATCCCCGAACCGTAGTAGCGTACAGTTCGGGGATTCTTCTTTTCTTTTATAGTGGCAAAGCACCCACTAGGCTATTCGTTGTCCTTATTATGCCAACTGTCAAGCCATTTGATGATGTAGTGGCAGGCTACACCAGCCGCGACAGCAGCTATAAAAGACATGATTTCTGACATATAATCACCTCCTCCCGTTGCCGGGTATCGGTTGGACAACGTTGAAATTATATCACGCATTCCCGCAATTTTCCATATTTATTTTACAAGTCCCGTATCACTCCCCGCTTGATCCTGTTTCTTCCTCCCTTTCGCTGTGCGTTCTCCAGCTTCTGAACTTTCCCGTTCCAATACTCTATGGCGTTCCTGATCTCCGTCAAGTTCGCCCGTGTCAGTGTCCGGGAACCGATTGTATAACTTTGTCCCGTCGCAACTGTCATTTCCGCTTCCAGCCATACATCTAAATGCTTTTGCGCTGTTTCAAGTGTGATTCCTGCCATCACGCTATACCTCCGTTACTCCTTCTTTTTCTTTTCTTCTTTGCGCCTGCCGCCTGCGTCTTCTCTTCCGGCTTTTTCAGCGGAAGTGCTGTGATCTCTATTGCCGCCGTTGCATAATTCCGGCAGTCTAACGCTTCGTTTCGCTTGTGCTGCCCTTGGTCCCGCAACCTCCATTCAAAGAACGGCCTGCCTTTTTTATATACCAGGACCTGCTTTTCTGCCGTCAGCCCTTTGAAAAATTTTTCATCATACCCCCTTGGTGAATACGGTTTTCCATCTTCGTCCTTTGGGAAGTGGCAATATCCCGGTCCCTCTTCCTCAACCTTCAATCTTTGCAGCAGCAATGATTTCCCGGTATCTACTCCCAACGTAAACAAATACGCCTGTTCTCTGTTGTTCTTCGTCGGTTTCTGAATGTACGCCGCTGCGCTATCATTCGAACCTCTAATTGCAAATATCTTTCTGTTAAAACGGGCCTTGCAGAATTTATATACTTGATTTCCTCTATGCCCTCCACTATCTATACAAGTGCATATTATTTTCATCTTTGCCCCATCCGATCTTGCGAATGTCTGCGCAAGGAATATATCTAAATCTTTCCATACTTGGTTATTCATGTCACTATTATCTCCATATATCACTGCATATTTAATTCCCCAACTTTCATACTCCGGCCCCCATCCAACCACTTCAATCTCAAAACGATCATCCTGTGTGTCAACTCCTGCGGTCAAGTACAGCACTTCTTCCGGCACTTCGCAATTATACTTTTCTCGACGTTTCAGCAGCGTTTCTTCGTCCATCTGCTCTCCGTCTTCTTCCCACGTTTCGCCCAGTTCTGTATTGGTCCATGTTTTCAATAACTCAATATTCCCTTTTTTCTTTTCCTCATTTGCTTTCAGAAACTTTTCCACCACTTCCCGCCACGTTGCGAGTGTGGAAGCGAGCGTGTTTAGATGAAAGCCTTTCACCGGGTTTTCCGGATCCTCATGTATAAAACACCCTTCTTTAAAATGCACTTTCCACTCTATTTCATTTGAGATCACGCCGCATTTTTCGCAAACATACCGGATTTCTGACAGATCATCTTTGTCAAAATCCACGTTTCCCCATTTTAGTGGCTGCAATTCTCCGCAGCACGGGCAAGGTGTATTCCATTCACCACGGCTGCTATGCTCATATTCTACCGCAATTCTCGATGTTTCTTTGTTTCCCGGCGTGGACACATTCACTTCTTTTTTGTTCCAGAACGTCGTCAACCTCTTTGCAGCTAATAAAAGCGGGTCCCCCTCTGTCCCTGCCGTCGCCGGGTATCTGTCTATCTCGTCAGCAAGTAATATTCTGATAGGCCGTGAAGCAAGGGAAGCCGGGCTGTTAGCCCCTACCATGGTTACATGACCGCCTGGAAAAATCTTTTGCAAGATCGTGTTCCCGCTGTTTCTGCTTTTATCGTTCACACGCTCTGACAATACAGGCGTGTCACGCAGCATAGGTGAAAGCCGCTCTTTTGAAAAAGACTCTGCCATCTGTATTGTCGGCTGTAATACCATCATTGGTGACGGGTCATAATGGATATAGTACCCAATCGGATTCAAAATAACTGCGTCCGTCTTTCCTACCTGCGCCGCAGACATGACAACTACTTTTTTTATCGTAATGTCTGTGATAGCGTCCATGATTTCTTTCTGGTACGGTGCTTTTTCTGTCCTCCACCGCCCCGGCTCCGCTGACGCTTCGGAAGATAAACGGCGGTATTGATCGGCCCATTCTGATAACTTCAAATCTGGCGGCGGTTTCAGCACTTCAAAAATTCGCTTAAATAATTTTCTTGTGTTTTCCCTCATTTTCTCCGCCCTTCCCGAACGTGGTGTCAAAGTCTGCGAGTTCTTCCAGTGCTTCATCAACCGCAGCTTTCAGCAGCTTAAATATTTCAACCTCTTCTGTCTTCTTCGTAAGTGTCGGACTTAACTTTGCAGGTATCGCCATCAAACGTGTTCTGAACCTTATCAACATATCCGTCATAACGCTTTCTACGTCTTCCGTTGTGTGTACCTCATTTTTCCGCAGCTGCAATTCCAGTTCTTGTCCTTCTCTTTTTGCCCGGACCAGTTTTGCCCGCTCCGTGTTGTAGTCAACTTTTTCTTCTGCGTCCGGGTTTTTCTTCCGCAGGAAATTTATATATTGACGTGTCGCCGCTTCCAGATCGTACAACCCCGGCTTGTATTCTGTCAGTACGCCTTTATCACGCAGCGTGCGCACGTTTCTTTCCGTCATGTCCAGCCGCCTTGCTACGGCAGCCGCCGTGTACAATTTCAAAAAAACGGGACCCCCTTTCAATATTTTCGCCCGGAACCGGAAGCCAAAATTTTCATTTTTTCGCTAGGCAGGTTCTGGGCGTCGCCGTACCCGCATAGCTTCCAGACGGCTGAAAGAACCTACCTCTCATTCAGTTTCCGTCCATCAAATCGTCAATGATTTCTTCCGTTTCATCATCAACAATGATTTCACCTGTTAATTTTTGTTTAGCAAGCTGATATTTCCGCTCTTCCAGTGACAATCTTCTTTCTTCCATCTCATATGACTTGATACTATCTATCTGCTTTATGATACGTCCATGTAGGCGGTTCAGTTCTGCTTCTACCTTCATAGCTCTATCAAATGCGCTTGACTTAATGATTGTCTTCATGGCTGTCTTTAGCTTCTCTGTACCCCCTTCTGGGTCCTTCACCTGCCCTGTATCAATGCCGCTGTCCTGCTCTCCCTGTAGCTCTTCAAGCGTCTTTGGTACTGCCATATGCACTAATTTATCAGCATAGAAAGCCCCCTCTGCTTCCGGGGCTGTGTACTGCTGCAATAGCCCTTCTAAATAGGCTTTACGCACTAGCAGGCTTTTCAGCTCTTCCGTCATTTTCTCTATGCTTTTGCCCGGCTTCGTCGCTGTTATTGCCGCCGCTTTCTCCGGGTCTATGTCTTCAATCCCGGCTTGTGCAAAGGCTCCATGTGTGACGGCGTTTTTATTGCCGTCCTTTTTAGGGGTCCTTCCTGCGGCGTTTTTATTCCCCCTCTGCCCGCCCTTTTTCTTTGGAGCTTCTTTCAGGCGTACTTCCCACTTGTCCTCTGATTTCCACTTGCTTATGCGGGCTTTCGGAACGCCTGCTGCCGCCGCAAGCTCTTCAAGCGTCATTTTCCCGCCGCTTTCTATGTACCTTTGCAAGCTCTTGTCCCGCTCCGGGTTCCTCTTCCTTCCCATTCTCCCGTTCACTTCCCTTCGTTCGTTTTCGCAGCCCTGCCCCTCCCTGATTTCGGAAATATAAAAAAATCAGGGTTTCAAAATTCCCAGAATATGAAGCCAGCTTTGCTTCCCCTTCGTTTTGAAGCCCTGTTTCCTTCGCCTTATTATACCAGCTTTTTCCGTGCAATTCTGGGCAATCCTTCATTCCTTTATGTCATATTCAGAAAGTATGCGGTTCTTCTCAAAACCTTTCAGAAGCCGTTCCATCGCTCCGTCCCGGATATTTTTGCACTGTCTTTCGCTGTAGTGCATCCGCTCCGCTACCTGCTCCCACTTCATTCCGTGGAAATAGTACCCGAAAACAACATTTTTCTGTTTCATTGTCAGCCGTGACACTTCTTTCAGGATTTCAACCTTTACTTTCTGCAATTCCTCTATTTCCCGCTGATATCTCTGAATATCTCCCCGCACATACTCCGGGATATTCAGTGCAAGCCGTTTTGTCGGGTCAGAATTGGCGTATTTTCCCTTTGTCGTGTCGCTGTAGCCTACCCCCTGAATCGGATTGTAATATTGTTCTAAATCTGAAATGAAGCTGCGCCTTGACTTGATTTCCCCATCAATCTCCGGGAATAATTCAAGCAATTTCAGAACCTTGTTTTTGTTCATTACTTTTGCCATCCTTTTTACCTCCTTCTTTTCGCACAGCAAGGGCAATCACCGTTTCCGGTGTTGCCCTCTCTCCGTTTTCTTTCATGTTTTCTACAACCTCCTCAATATCCGCAATCAATCCCACTGTACTTATCCTTCTTCCCTTCTTCTCAATTCCTGAACCGCAAAACCGATAATGCAATAATCATCTTCCAGCCCCGTCCAGTTTTCCCATATATACGTTATTTCTGCTACAACCTCCCGCCCCGTCTTCCTTCCTGCCATGTATTCCTGCATGATTGCCGTATGCCCTACCCTGTACCCTTCATTTTTCAGCAGATAGAATGTAAGCGTTTCGCTTGCTATTTCCTCATATTTTGAAGCCGCCAGCGTGATTTCATGCACCTTCTTTTCCGTTTCGCTCGGTAACTGCTGCATTTTCTCTTCCTGCTGCTGTTCTTTCAGCTTCCTTGCCGTTTCCCGATCAATTTCTGCCTGCTGTTCGTCGTACCGCTGTTCATCTGTCTTGCGGGCTTCTTCCCGGTTCACATGAGCATTGCAGGAAGTGACCGTGCTTTTCTTTTCGTGGCACGTTTCGTAATTTTCGCAGGAATAGCAAATAGAAGTGATATTTTCCGGCTGCGGGTCTTCGTATTCCTCCGGCTGGTTCATGAAGCCTTCCTGCTGCCCCTCTTCCTTGCCCTCTGTGGCTTCTCCTGCGCCCTCTGTGGTCGTTTCTTCCTCTTCCCCGTGTTCTTCTTCACCTTCGCCCGTTACGCCCGGCAGAATGTCTTCTGTGAAGCTCATTTGCCCCGGCATTTCCTTCCCCGCTTCCTCCTGCTGCTTCATTTCCCTTGCTTCCTGCAATGAAAGCGCCCCTTCTTCCTCTATCCTGTCCGCTGCTTTCTCCTGCCCTGCTGCGCTCATGCCGCACAACTCAACCGCTACGGAAACATTGATAACGCTTTCTTTAAAGTATTTCATCAGTCGTGCAGAAAGATTGTTATAAATGGACTTGTACCGCCCAAGCTGCGCTTCCGTCGTCCCTGTTATCTCTGCAAGGACTTCACGGGTCCTTCCGTTCAGGTTATATTCCTTTTTCAGTTCTTTTGCCAGTTCCTCTGCCTGAATTGCTTCCATCATCTTTTCCCAGTCCGTCTTATCCCGGAAGCGGTTCGCCATAATCAATGCTAAACGGTCCCGCACGTCTTCTTTTTTGAATACGCAAGGCACGAACCGCACTTCCTCTTTCCCTTCTTCTAACAGGGAAAGCACCGCAAGCCGTCTTCTATGCCCCGCAATCACTTTGTATTTGCCGTTTTCCGGGCGGCTTACCAGTAATGGCTGCAATATCCCCACAAGCTCAATAGAACGCTTCAATTCATCGTCTACATGATAGAAGTTATCCTGCGACGGTATCAGGTCATTCACATCAATATTTACAACCTTGGTTCCCTCCTCCTGCTGCGGGGCGTTGTCCTGCTGCCCCGTTGCGCTTTCCTCCCGCTTCCCTGCGCCTGCTTCCTCCAACTCTCTTGAACGACTGTTCAATAAGTCCGTCAGGTTAAATTTTCCTGCTTTTGCCATCTCTTTTTTCTTCCTTTCCGTGTCCGATTCGGTCACATTTTCAGATATTCTTCAACCAGCTTTTTATAGTCCTGCGCCGCCCCGCAGCGGCTGGAATAAAGTAAAATCGGTTTCCGCTCAAACGTGCTAGGCTTCATTTTTGCTGTGCGCCTGATATGCGTATCAAAAAGCGGGTATTTATTGCATACTTGCAGATATTGTTCCCCCTGCTGGTCTGCTTCGTTCAGTCTGTCATACTGCGTAATTAAGCACCCCCGGAAGCACAATGCCGGGTTTAATTCTTCCCGCGCGTTTTCAATCTGTTCTGTCAGTTCTTCCAGCCCGTCAAGCGAAAAGTCGTCAATCGTAATCGGCACAATCACATCATCAGAAGCAACCAGCGCATTGATTGTTGATATGTTAATGTCCGGGGCATTGTCAATAATGCAGAAGTCATATTTCCCCGCCACCTGCTGCAATGCTCTTTTGAACCGTGTCTGCTGCGGGCGGCTCTGGTCTAACATCACCTGTAAATTTGCCGTTGACAGGTTCATATTTGCCGTGATAATGTCCAGCCCCTTATAGTCCGTATGCTGAATGACTGCTGCCGTGTCAATGTTCCTGTCCGTCATTACCTCCGCAACGCCCGCTTTCTCATAGCTGTGGCGGTTGAAGAACTTTGAAGCGTTCCCCTGCTTGTCGTTATCTACCAGCAGAACCTTCTTTTTGTGTACGGCGTTCAGGATATGTGCTATATTTACGCTTGAAGTCGTCTTTGCAACCCCGCCTTTTAAGTTGATGATAGAAATTGTCTTCATGTGTCATTCCTCCTTGTATCTGGTATGATATTTTTTATTTTCCCAGCAATGCGCCGGGCGGGAATCGGACCCGCCCCGCAGGTCTTCACCTGCTGCCCCGTGCGGCTCCCGGCTCTTTTAGCTTATACAAATCCCGTCGTACCTTTTAACGTTTGCAGCGTCCTTCAATAATGCTTTTACCGCTCTGTCTGCGGTCGCTCTGTTCTTCGCTTTAATTATAAACCTTACTTCTTCCTCTTCCTCTGTCTGCATAACGGGTTTATACCCTTCCTTCAATTCAACGCAATATTCAAATTTCAGCATTTCTTTTTTCATTGTTTTTTCCTCCGTTTGCTTTATCTCTGTAACTGTCTTTATTATATACTTGCGCAAGTATAATTTCAATAGGCAAATTGTACAATCTTACGCAAGTATATTTATGCAATTTTTATACTTGCGTAAGATATAATGTTTTCAGACAGTCAGACCTGATTCCTTTATGGTCATAATTCTTTCATATCTCCCGGACCCGTTCAGTTCATATGTAAAAATTATTTTCCCGGTCTTTATGTAATGAGTACAGGCAATATCCGTTATTACTCCTTCCCGCTGCGTATACATTACCCCATTTTCATTCTTTCCCGCCACTTCAAGTACCACAACCCTGTCCCCGATTTCATACGGACACTTTGCGCTAAATGCTGCCATCTGCATTGTTCTTTTCCTCCATCTTCTTTTCATTCTGTTTTCTGACATACCACGCAACCTCCCGCAGTATGATAAACACAAGCCCTGCTGCCGCTATCAGAAAAATAATTACTATTGCCGCTATGAAGAAGAAAAACGCTTCCACTGCTATATCAAACAATTTCACTTTTGCTTTCCCTCCTGTTCTTCTCCCGCATTTGCGCCCTTGCCCGGTCAATGGAAGGTCTTATGCTGTTGATTGTCTGTAGCTGCCTTTTTAAAAGCGGCTTGCGTTTCTCTTGCTGTTCTTCCGCCCGCTGGTTTCTGAACCTCTGCAATACCTCCTGTTTACTCTGGCAATGCCTGTTCTTTCTCTTCCTCACTTCCCTGCCCGCCCTCCTATCTTCTTTTCTTTTTCCTGTAGTTCTTTTTCTTCTTTGTTGCCCGGCGTTTCAAGAAAATGATATGAAGTCGCACAAGCGCAACTTTCGGAAGATACGGCGGCTTTTCCTTGTCAACCTTCACTTTTCCTTCCCCCTGTCTATCCTGTAGGCAATACGCATGATTGCTTCCATTGATTTTTTTATATTTGCGTCAGTATCTGCCGTAATGCTTAATACGTCCGCTATGTCCCGCAATTCCTCTGCGTTTTCTTCGTCTGACTTTTCAGCTAGACAGTCTGTGCATATCTGCTGCCCTTCCTCTGGCAGCGTCTTTCCGCATATGATACACTTTGCCCGGCTCATGCCTGCACCTTCTTTCACATTATCCATTCATCAATATTTTTTTCTGCTTCCCTTTCGCTTTCAATTTCCCTTTTCCATTTCTTCATAATTTCTTCATTGTGAAGCGTTTTGAAGTCAAGTTCCGGCAGCTCTATTGTTAATTCCTCTTTTGACTTATCATCTTTATTCAGTGCTGGCTTGTATTTGTTGATATAGTAAATCTCATAAAGGAACATATCTGCTTCCGTTCTGCACTCTGCTATTTCAATATGACTTACTGAAAATATGTCTATTAGTTTGTGCATGGGAAGCTGTCTGAAATGTCCCCGCAATCTTGCATTTATCCTCTGTTTTGTCCTTCCCAGATACGCTACAAATTCACCTTCCGGGCATTTATAAAAAATCTTGTACAGAAGATACACTTTTTCACCTTCCTTCACCAGTCCTGCATTTTCTTCACCTTTTCTGTCAGGTTCTTTTCCCTCTCCATCAACTCCCGGACTTCATACGGGGCAAGCCCTGTTTCCTCATACTCGAATAGCTTCTTTGCAGCCTGTACAACACCCACATTCTGCTTTAAAACAGGTTTTCCGCTCCCTATGCTTATCTCTGTAAGCCTTTCCCTTTTCCTGCCCTTCCTGCCTCTCTGTGGCTTCTCCTGCGCCTGCTGCCGGGCTGCAATCTTCGCCCCTTGAGAAACTATGGCATTGTGCTGGATATAGCCCCGCATGGCGTTATTAGAAGCCCTGACTGCTGCCTTTGGTATGTTCATTTCCCTTTCCCCTTTTAGTGAAGCTCTTCCAGTCTGCTTTCCAATCCTTCAATTTCCGTTGCAATCCCCTTCATAACCTTTTCAAGTGCTGTTTTCGCAGCTTCCGGCGTTACTCTTTCTCTTTTCTTGAATACATCACCTTCCCGGACTTCTACATAAAATTTTCTTGCTGCCACTTCTCCCGCATTTCCCCAACACATTTTTTGCAGTTCTTCCAGCCCATCGTAAATCCCCCGTGCGCTGTCTAACTCTTTTTTTATTTCATTTGCCTTTTCAAGCGTCTTTTCTGTCACGTCCTGCCCTCCTTCAATTTGTGATTCTTAGAAACTGAAACATGCAGGATTCATCATGCAGCATAATCACTTCCCCATCTTCATTCAGGGTAACAACTGTTAAAAACTTCGGTTTTGCAATCCCTTTTTCTTCCGCTTCAACCTCTGGCGACGTATCTCCCCACCGCCAGTCCATGTTCAGGGCATTATATACCCGTTCTTTATAAACAACCTTGAATCCCCGCATATCTATTCCCATGTTTTATCCCTCCTTCTCTCACTCCACTATCAGGTGAAAAATATCCTTTTGTACCCGCTCTATCGGTTCCCCATCTTTCGGTTCCTTCAATATCAGCAGATATTCTTCCGGCGTGTCAATTATTGTGCTTACTTCGTAAACTTCGTACTTTTCGCTTGTTCCGTCCTTATATTCCATCATCACATTTACTTTCAAATTTCTGCAGCTCCCTTCATTAGCAAAGAAGAACAATATTCCTTCCGTTCTCTTTGCTTTCCTTCCCCGGATAAACTCTGATATTTTTTTCTCTGCCGCTTATTACTACCGCTTCCGGGTCCATGCCCTCTAAAATCTCTATCAGCTTTTTCACTGTGACTTCTTCCGGGTTATCGTATTCTTTCAGTCCCAGTCCGTTTCCTGCTGCCTGCCCTGTCAACTTTGCATATTCTTCAAATATCCGGCTTACAATACAGCTTCTGCAGTCTGCGCCCTCTTCCCCGCCACCGTCAAAACAATGACCGCAGCCCATAAAATTATCTGCGCCGCCCTCCCGGTCAATCGTGCAAAGGTCTTCCGGCACGGGTCCTTCTATGAAGTCCATCATCTGTATTGCCCTGCTCTCGATTGCAGGATAACCCGGAAACTGCAAATATCTTGCAATTATCCTTTCCGCTTCCTCTTCCCCGTAACAAACCACCGTGAAATATCCCTGCGCTGTCAGCTCTTCCAGCCACTCCTTCTGGTTCTCCGTCGTTTTGTTCCTTCCGTACTTCATTTCGATATACAGCCCGTGGAATCCGTTTCTTGCTACAGGCAAGCACAAATCAGGAACGCCCGCTTTCACTCCCTGCCGCTTTAGGTTCGCCGCTTCCAGCGTGTTCCTGCTGCCGCCGTTCGGAATATGATGAATCAATTTCAATTCCGGGTGGCTTGCCTGCTGCCATTCGCACCACTGTATTACTGTTTCCTGTTCTGTCGCTTCGCTTCTCCTGCGGTTCTGCTGCCTTGTGTAATAGCTCATTTCCTCTATCTCCCTTCTGTCAGCTTCTTAACGTGTGAACTCTTAAACAGGCATGACCGGGGATTGATTAAGAAATAGCATTTCTGCGGTATGTACAAATTCTGGTCATTCCTGAATCGTTCTTCACCTGTTTTGTGAAGTTCCCCCGTGATAACGTCGTTGTCAAATAGCTTTATTGTGACGTCTTTCCCCAGATACTTTTCTAACTCACTTCTTTTCACTTTTTCTTTTCCTCCCGTTCGTCAAAATGCGTCGCCATCATATCCGCAAGATGAAGCATGACTGCCAGCTTGCTTTGCCTGAAAGCGTTGTCTAAATCATACCCGCCGCCCCTTGCGTAAAAGTCGTACTGCCCCATGTGCCACCTGATCGCCAGAATCTCTTCTTGTGTCAAGTGCATAAACTGTAAAATCAGGATAACGGACTTTTCCCCGTGTCCGGCAGGAAAATTCTTTGTAAGCTGATATTCTGGCTTTCCCTTCTGCCCCTCCGTCAGCCTGTATGCGTCTATCTTGCATAGGTCATGAAGAAGCCCACAGATTGCCAGCGTTTCTAAATCATAGTTCAAAGACTGCTGCCGCCGTTCTTCCTCTGCGTTCATCTGTATAAGCCGCCGACACACATTTATTGAATGTTCCGCAAGCCCTCCGGGGTTCGCTCCGTGGTGTCGCGCCGCTTCCAGCGTGTTCCTGCTGCCGCCGTTCTTCCTCTGCGTTCATCTGTATAAGCCGCCGACACACATTTATTGAATGTTCCGCAAGCCCTCCGGGGTTCGCTCCGTGGTGTCGCCTGCTTGCCGGGGCTTCAAAGAAGCCGTTTGCATCCATCCATTGCAGAAGGTCAGCCGCCCCCGGTCTTTTTATGTAGTTGAAATAGTTTCTGAATACCTGCATTGTTTCTTCCTGCTTCATTCCTCTTCTTCCTCCGCTTCTCCTATCAATGCCCGTGGCGGCGTTTTTTTGTCCAGTACCATTTCATACCATGCCGCCTTTTTGTACTTCCGCAGCTCTTCTCCTTCCAGCTCCCTTTCTGGTCCGTCGTATTCTTCATAGCAACGTGCGTTTTCATCAGGGAAAATATTGTTCCCCTGATAGAACGCAATCAAGAATCCTTCCAGTTCCCGCTTTAGCTCCTGTCTGTAGAACTCGAAAAGCATTTTGATTTCTACTGCTTCAATCTCTGTGCAACTACAGCCCCGCTTCTTCCTCCTGCTATAATTTCCCGTGTAATGGTGGTATGAAGGTCTTCCCGTGACTTTATAAAATACCCTTATCAGCAATTCTTCTTCAAGCTCCGTTTTGTAGCTGAACCAGTGAAGCGTTACCCTCTCTTCTAATATCTCCCCTTCATCAATCTGGTATTTCTCCATCAATTTGCGGTACAGCTTCAATGCACTTTCACGCTCACCGCCCACGCCCCTATCTGCAAGGGCTTTCAGCTTTTTCAGTTTGTCCGCTGCCTGTTCTCTTGTCATGCCTGCTGCCCTCCGTACACTTCCACAAGCCCGCCTTTCTCCTGCGCAAGCTCCGTTATTCCTTCTTCAAGCGCAATCTGTATTTCCGCAAGCATACCTTCTGAAATCCCGTATCTGCTGCCGATAAAGATATATCTGCAATGCTTTAAAAGCTCCGTACCTGCCGCCATTCCCTTTTCCCTTTGTTCCTGGTCCTCTTCGTTTAGTACCTGCGTCAAGTACAAGTGCGGCGTTATCGGTGTATATCCGCAGTCTAACGCAATCCGGGTCAGTTCCCTTGCATACTCCGTGTTTCTCTCAATATCGCCCCTGTACGGGCTGCATATATAGCATAATTTACTTTGCATTTCCCTTCCCTCCTCAGATAAAGTCAAACAATGAAAGCTGCGCTTTCTCTGCCTGTATGCGCCTGTATGCGTCCGTGTAATATCCTTCGTCAATCTCTATCGCATACCATTCAAACCGCAGGCGTTGACACGCAACCGGGCAAGAACCACTTCCGGCGTGTGTGTCAAGTATTCTGTCGCCCCGCTTTGCATAGCCGTTTTTCAATATCCATTCATACAGCTTCGCTGGCTTCTGTGCCGGGTGAATCGTCCCTTCTTTCAGAAGTTCCACCCGGTTCAATGTGACAATCCTTGTCGGGCAGTCAAACGACGTGCAGGCTATTTCACAATCTGACATTGACAAGCCCCGCTGCCCTTTGTCCCAAATTATCCAGCCTTTATGCCCTGCTTTTAAGTGCTTCACAAAATAGTTGCCACCCCAGATAATCTGATTTTCAGATACCCTTTCAAGCTCCCGGAAGTATTCTGCCCCCGGTATGCCTTTACTGTCCCAGTCCTTCTGTTCGTGTTCCTTCCTGCTTTGCTTCGGATTTCTGCATACCTTCTTTTTCTGCCCGTCGTTGCCTATCCCATAGGGCGGGTCAACTATCGCAAGTTTAAAGAATTTATCCGGCATTTCCCGCATGACGGGCAGGCAGTCTGCATTTAGAAGCGTGTTCGGTTCATACCTCCACAACCTTTCTCACCTTCTTTTTGTCTTACATTTTCCTGATTTTGTCTTGCAAAATCTTTTACAAGATTCCGCAGTTTTTCCGTGAAGTTCTTCCCCCTGTACCCCTCTATCACTTCCAGCGTTTCCGGGTAAAGCCGCACTGTCTTTGATACGCTCATATCGTCATTTGTATATACCCCGTTGACGTGCTTATACATCACCACTTCCCCTTTCCGTAGACAAGTACAAATTCGCCGTCTTCATAGTCCAGCCCGTACTTTTCGCAGTCTTCTTCATCAGCGGGAATGACATTTTCAAGCGGGCATGACCACTGACAGCAACAACCCACCCCGCCGTCCTTCTCCTGCTGCCCTTCGTGTCGGCAGTTATAGCCGTTGTTCGGGGAAAGCTCACTGTCCGGGTCAAACTCCGCATTGAAGAAATAACCGCAGATATTAGCAAGCTGATTGATTGTCATAACGTCCGGCACTTCTTCCCCTCTGTAATACTGCCAGGACTGCGGCGGTCTTTTCAGCCCGTACAGGCTCAATTTGTGCGGCGTGTAGTATTCCTTCACCTGCGACACATACCAGCCCCACAAGGGCTTTCCGCTCTCTCCTGCGTACTCTTTCAACTGCTGCCCGGTCAGGCAGCTTCCCTTCTGTGCTTCCCCGTCCTTTATTTCCGGGATAGTCGGTATTTTCAAAAAATCTTTGCAGACAAATTCCCCTTTTATTTCCCCGGTCCCTGTCACATATACAAGAACCCTGTACGGACCCTTCCCGGCAGGGCGTGTCTTCCTGATTTCAAGCGGCTTTTCACCTGCAAGAACCTTCCCCCACCAGCGGTCATGCAAAGACAATATGATTGTGTCCGATTCGGACAACCTCTGCTTTTTATCCATCTTCCTTTTCCTCCTCGTTCTGCTATGAAAAGAAAGCTGCTGGCATAAGCTCATACCCGTCAATATCTTTGTTTTCAAGCGGCTTGTCATATTCGATATATCCACACGCCATTCTCCCTATTTCTGGCACATATTCCCGGCTATTGAAATTGTGAATAAGCATTGCCGGATTGTCTTTCGGTTTCGGATATGTCCCCGGCATTACCGGGCGTTCTAAACTGTAATATTTGTATTTCATTCTTATCCCTCCAGCACAACCTTTGTATAAATCATCATTTCAAGGTCAGAAAAAGCAAATTCGCTGATACTTTCAACGGGTACTTTCTCCCCCAGCGTTGTGTACATTGCCGCCCCTTCCCTTTTCTGCTCTTTCCTGTGTATGTCTGTTGACAGCCCGTGCCGCTTTACTTCCCGGCTCCTGTCAATCTGTGCATATTCCAGACAGCCCACAAAACCCCTGTAAATCTCCCCCGTGCTGTCTTCAAGAATCAGCCTGTCGCTGGGTACTGCCCCTTTCATGAACTCTTCAAGAATCACTTCTTTTTCCCTCCTTTTTTCTTCCCTGCCTTTTTATCCGGCTTCTTCCACATCTTTAAGTAAATGTGCCAGCCCGTTTCTTCGTAGTAGACAGGTTCAACGCTTACAATGTCATATCCGGGGAACTGCTTCTTGAAGAACTCTTTCCCGCAATCATCAGACTTCGCCAGCTTCTCTATCTGCTTTTTCGTGTATTTATAATCAGCGTTCGGAAGCTCTACCGGGCGCACAAGATTCCTGCTACTACTCCACCGCTTTTTCCCCTGCGGGTCCTTTACTATGTACTTGCAGAGTGCTTCAATCCCGTTTTCGTTTGTCTGTATGCGGTCAGCGTTCGCCCAGCCCATCTGTTTTATACCTGCCCTATACTGCGGGTCGTTCTGCGCTTTATTCCAGTTAATGCGTTCAGCCGTCCACATCAGTTCTACATCATCACGGGACAAACCGCCGTTCATGATAATGTGATGGTGTACCCGCTTTATCATCTGCCCTTCCTTGTCGAATTTATATTCTGTCACAATGATATATTTCAGCGGATCCAGCCCTAGCTTTCCCCTCCTGTATGCTATCCGGCGCAAATAGTTATTCACTATCTTTTCCGCTTCCTCTATGCTGCCCGGCAGGTGGTCTTTATCATATGTACAGGAAACGTGCAAGTCACCTATTCCGAAATTCCCATTCCCTAACTGCACAAGATACCTTTTAGCGTTCTTTTCGTTCAGGTCCTTTTGCTTTGGCACCGTTACCTTCTTCCGTTTCCCTCTCTTCCCCTTTGCCGCCTTATCTGCTTTTTCTGTCCGGGGTATTATATCCGCTTCCCGGTACTGCCCGCAGTCCACCTTCTTCTCCCTCATGAATGTTCTACCCATAGCCACCACACCTTCCTTGCTGTCCTCATACCTGTGTGGCGTGGGTATCTATCGGGCGGGGACTCTCCCCCCTCCTTCCTTCCCTCCTGCTTATTATCCATGTATTACGCAAGTATATAGTATATATTATATTACGCAAGTATATATTCTATATCTATCTTACGCAAGTATATATATACTATTCGTAGGAATGTTAATACCCCATACAAGCCCGTTTTCCGGGATAAAATCCCGGCATTTCAGCGGTTTTTCACGCTGATTTTGCTTGCTTTTACACCGCCAACATGGTATAATAAACATGAATTTGATTTATTAAAAAATGTTAGCGAAAAGCCTTTGTTGAATGTGTTTTCGGCACTTCTTCAAAGGCTTTTTGTTATGTCCTTTTCTTGCGGGTCACAATGGCTTGTAAAGCTCCTTTCTGCTTTCCCCGCACCATACCTTCTTTCCTTCTTTTGTCCTGATTGTCACTATTCCGTCACAAAACCTATACCCGGCTTCAATCGTCCCTTCATGCCACTTTCCTTCATGGAAAATCGCTGCGGGCTGACCGACAACATACGGGAATTTCGGTTTTTCTAATACTTCCATTTTTTCAACATCAGATACGCCGTTTTCATCAACGCACGGGAACAAATCATATCCCTGCCAGCAGAAGACAACGCCCGTTATAGAAAGTTCTGCTTCTTCCGGCTAGAACCCCGGCAGCGTCTTCAATGTTACCCGCTTTACTGTCTTGAATCGCACATCAAATTCCCGTACTTCTCCGTCAGGCAACACAAGCCGGGTCTTGTCGCCTATTTCAATCTGCGTTCCGTTTTTGTCTTTCAATCCTGTATACATTACTTTCCTTCCCTCCTGCGGGCGTTTTCACGCCCGCCCCAGTATTTCAGTTACCAGTTTCCAGTCTTTCAGGAATAAAGCGGAACGGAAGGACACAACGTCGCTGACGGTAGAACGGGCGTATCTCAAGCACAACGCCGCCACTCCACCTTCGGAAGTGCTGTAGAAGCCCGAACCCCGGAAAGGCACGGCTTCTTCACGTTCGCTGTCAATCCATAACCCCGCTTTTTCCTGCTTCCAGTCCTGTGGCAATATCCCTAATCTATGTATGATGTCCGGGACTTCTTTCAGTCTCCCAGCAAGCTTCAAGTCCTTCATGTGGCAACCCGTCCAGCCCCCGGCAAGTTCTCCATCTGTCAGCACGACTTTTTCGCACTGTGTGCCAAGATACAGCGGCTTTCCGAACGGAAGCCCTTCTTCTCCCGGTTCCTCTGTCCGTGCAACTACCCACGCCTGATCCTGTCGCATATAGTCTTCTGCCGCTGCGTTATTGTCCGGGATATACTCAATTACGCCTTTATGCAGGCGTAAGCCCGCTACACGCTCCCAGAAATTCCCGCAAAGTCCGAAAACCCCTTCTACCGTCCCATCGTGGCTCCATGCAAGCGGTTCTGTCCCAGTCAAAACCGTGTAGCCGTCGTAACAACAGCCCTTTTTCTCCGGGTTATCGGCGTTCTTCCCGTAGTCCGTGTTACCGCTGATTTTATGCCCTGCTGCCGCTGCGTCTTTCATCAGGTAAACCCATTCTGCATTTGTCATTAAGTGCCAGCCGGGTCCCTTCCTCCTGCAAGCTGCCGCCGATTCATCATGACCCATGCTTTCAACGGGCTTCTGATACGGCAGGGAAACGGGTATTCCGTTAATGACGGTATTTGTATACTGTGAAATGAGAATAGCCGCCATAATCTCCCCGTTTACCTTAAACATTTCCGGCACGTCTTCTTCCTTGTAGGTTCCCGGCTCCATGTAAAACATTGTCATGAAGTTGGGAAGCCCGGCTTCATCATTCACGACAACCGCCGCTTTGAATATGCCTTTCTCCTGTTCTGTTGTCATTTTTGACATTCTTCTTTTCCTCCTTGTATCTGGTATGATTTTTATATAACAAGCCGTCCCCGGCGTGTTTTCGCTATGAATTGTCTCCCCGAAAAGCCGCCGCAAAACCTCTTTTGAACTTCTGCCAGTCTTCTTCCGTCCCTAACCTGTACCAGCGCATTTTTCCCGCTTTCCAGTCACGTTTCAACGCAAATCCCAGTCCGGCTTCCTCTCTTACCCACCATATCCTTACATCAGCAAGCCCGGCTTTCAGGTCCTTTTCATCATAAAAAACCGCCCGGCTTTCTTCTGTGTGCGTATATATGAAGAAGTCCTGTAATTCGGTATAGATTTTTTCCGGCTGTATTTCTGCCGCATTTTTCGGCATTTCGTTAAACTTTGCCATGTTACCTCCTAACCCGCCGCCTTCTGCGGCTCTTCCTTCTCTTCTTCATACACCTTCACTGTGACAGACAGATTTTCTTTCCGGGAAATAATCAATGCCAGCGTTTCAAAGAACCGTTTCGCATTGAAAGTCCCTTCTACCTGAACGCCTGCTGCCGCAATCCCTTCTTTCATCAGCGCCACCTCCTGCGTCTTTTCCCTTCTCACGCCCGCAGCCGGGGCGGGCGTGTTATGCTGTTCTGATTGCCCCGGCATACAATTTTTTTACCAGTTTTGCACCTCTAATGAAGCCAAGAAATTCCCGCAGTTCCCCACCGTCCAGTGTCTTCATGAAGTCCATAACCTCCGCAGCTTCCTTGCTGTCCTCCTGTGCAATCATGGTTTCTGTCCTCTTTTCCTCTGCCATCCGTCTTCCCTCCTTCCTTTTTCTCCCGCCCCCTGATACAATAGAATTACCGCTGCCGGGCGGCAACTCTACTGAAAGGGGGTGTATATTATGCCGCTTCACAAAGACTTCATCAAAAAAGCCGTGAAAGAATCTATCAAAAAGCACGGATCTTCCGTTCAGCCGGAAGAACTAGAAAAGATTTTAACTGCTGCCATTTATGATATTTTCAATTCCCGTGATTTTGAAAACTACATCAAAGAAATTATGAAGTGATTTCCCGCCAGCCTGTTAGATATACAGGCTGGTATCTTCAAGCAACATTCCTTCAACCTCTGCGGCAAAATTTCTGAACAATTCCCGCAGTTCCGCAACCCTGCTTTCCTGCAATCCCTCAAATTTCAGAATGATTTCTGCGTATGCGTTCGGTTCATCTGATATTATTCTTTTTTGAAACGTCACGCCGCTGGTTATCTGCACTTCTGCCACCTGTCTTCCCTCCTTCCTTTTCCTCCCGTCCCCTGATACAATGGAAGTGCCGCTGCCGGGCGGCAACTCCATTGAAAGGGGGCATATGCTATGCCAGACAAAGTTCCTATACCGGGTGTAAAGAATATCTTCCGTGACAGAAAACGCAATTTTACACTTGAAATTTATGCCTATCGCAAATTATCCCGAGAAGAAATATTGCAGGCGGTTTCATTGTGTATGCGTCAAAACGGCTGGTCTTCCATTCCCCGGAATAAGAAGTGCAAGTGTTATACAACTATTGAATAGTTTCCCGCAGGCGGTTTATAAACCACTTCACTTCCTCTGCCCCGTGTAATGTGATACAGTTCTTTTCATTCATGGGGCAGATTTCCACTTGCCCGGTTTCCTTGTCCTTACTGATTGCGAAAAGAAGTTTTTTCTTCAATTCCTCTTCCTGTTCAGGTGTCAGCGTGTTTTCCTCCAGCTCTGCTTCTGTCAGGTCAATTTCCGTTATTGTTCCTTCTTCCATTTTCCCGACTGCTGCCGCAACCGCATTTAATGTCCGTATCTCTTCGCAAAGTTGCTCTGATACTGTCGGTTCAGCCTTTCCGACGTACATCACCCCACGTTTTGAATTGTCCGCTTCCTTCGGCGTTGTTTTAATCTCTGCCGCCGCTTTCATCTTCAATTCAACGTATTCAGCGTACTTTGTCGCTGTCCTGATAAACGCTTTTTTGAAATTGTCCATTTCTGCACGTTCCTTTCCGCACCGCCGCTGCCGCTTTTCACCTTAAAAAGCCTCCTGCCCGGAAAACTTGTTGTCCGACTATACACTTTATAACTGGTGTAACCGCTGCCCGTTGACAGTGCTTTATTTTTGGGGTCTGGCTTGCCCCGATCGAACCGGGCGGGAATCGAACCCGCCCCGCAGGTTTTCACCTGCTACCCCGTGCGGCTCCCGGTTCTCTCTTTTGGTTTTTCCCCTTCTCTGGTATAATTGCTTTGTAGCCGTGCCGGGCTGCAATATATCAGGAAAGAGGGTGTGAATTGTGGGCATTGAAACTGTCGTATATGTTCCCAATCCAGAGGGCGAAAACTATAAACCGAAAATCGTTGAGCCAGGAACGTACTACTGCATTAACTATCCACGTTGCAAGGGAAAACAGAAAATTTTTTACCATTCTGCTGAAATAAAGCCCTGCCCTAAGTGTGGAAGCCTTGCTATGTTCCAGCAGTAGCCGTCGCCTGTCACCTTTATTTTTTTAATGGTGACAGGTATTTTTCATATTCTTCTGCGGTTATCTCTCCCATTTTAAGCATTTCATCTAAGTACATTTTCTTTTCAGGAGTGTCTGCTAGTTCATATATTTCTTCTTCTAATAGCTGCCCCATCCACATTTTTTCAATCCGTATAAATTGTTTGTGACCTATTTTCGGTGTGAAAAATGTCGTGTGATACGTTTTAGGAAACAATGCCCGAAACAGGCCTACTATTGATTGTGCATAATATTTTATTGCGCCTTTTACAAATTCCTTTGTAGTCACCTTTTCGCCTCCTTTATAAAACGATTTGTCTTTTCAGCAAATGTCATACGATGAAATGCTTTCTGAACTCCCGCCATTGTAAAAGCGTATTACTAATCAATACCAGCTATCATCTTTCCGAGGCTAAGATAAAAATTACGTGTACATCTTGCATATTCATGTAGAATATCTTCTAAATCAGATTTACATAAATCTTCGATCTTAGTCTCAATTTTCACTTCTACTTTAGAACCCTTTTCTACCTGAAATTCATATGACTTTTCATGTGATATTGCTTCAACCACCTGTCCCACCTCCCTTCCTGCAGTGTTGATTGAACCGGGCGGGAATCTGACCCGCCCCGCAGGTCTTCACCTGCTGCCCCGTTCGGCTCCAGGTTCTGTCTTTTGGTTTCCCTCTTTCTCTGGTATAATGACTTTGCAGCCCTGCCCGGCTGCGCTGACTGGGATATGTTCGACATTTCAAATGTAGATGTACCAAACGATCTTTCAGAGTGGGAACACTGTTGATCTCTCTCTGATGTTTGGTTCAGCCGTTATTTTCCATACGGCTGAATCTTTCCAGTGTAGCTGTGATATGTCCTAACATCTGAATACTGTTATAAATATCCGACATGTCCGTTCCTGTTAGTTCTTCTGCGCTGTCAATCCGCTTTTCTACCAAATCAGCGTATTTCATTGCTATATTTTTTACTTTCTCTTTTAACCTTTCCACTCTTTCCACCTCCTTCTGTCATTTCAGATAATTGCCCTTTCTGTTGATTCTGCTTATAAAGCCCTGCGTGGTGAATAGTGCTTTTGAAGAAGCATTAAATACTCTTAAAACGGTTTAAGTTTCACCTTTGTTTCTTCTATTGATTTTGTCAATTTCTTTTTTGCGCTTTGTAGCTGCATTGAAAGATTTAGCAGTAAAATCTCCATTTGTTTAAATGAAAGTCCTTGTTTCTGGCATTCTTCTATAATGTCATTTGCAAGGGCTTTTGTTTTTTCGTCCATTATTGTTCTTCTCACCTCCCTTCCTGCTAACGGTAACACTTTGAAGCCATGTCCTAAATGCGGCGGGAAAGACTTCAAAACCGTTTAGTTTCTTTTCCCGCTTGACGCTTCATTCCAGCCCCGGTTACTTCCGGGTGCTGGTTTCTTTGTTCAGAATATTTTCCATTTCACTAGCTGCCCGTTTCTGGACTTCCTTTATTTTCAGCAGTTCTTCATCTGAAATATCCATGCCGTCAATTCGTGTGCATATGTCCGCTTCTCCTTGTCTGCCTGTTTCAATCTTGCTTCCCATTACGGTATATTCATTTTGAACGCCTGCCACCTTTCCCACCTCCTTCCTGATATAGTTATTGAACCGGGCGGGAATCGGACCCGCCCTGCAGGTCTTTTGCCTGCTGCCCCGTGCGGCTCCCGGCCCTTTATGCGATTTTGATTTTCTCCGTTGTGTGATACTTACTGTTATATATTTCAAGCTCTGCGGGATAACTACAGCCCCTTCCCTTCCCTAGATGTTCCAGCGTATATCTGGTATTCAGAAGAAAGCCGCCTTTATATGGGCCGAACCGTTCTTTGTATTCCTCTGCAAGCTCTTTCAATTTTTCTTCCGCTTCAATATCCATGAAGTGGTCGCAGGTCTTTTTAAGGTGTCCAGCAATCTTCCTCATTTCCTGAATGATCTCTTCCCGACTCTTCAATGCAAATGCAAATCTTTCTTTGCAGATAACCTTCACAAAATCTTCCTTGCTTAACTCTGTAGCCATGTACATAGGTTCAATGATATTGTCATAATCTGATACGCTTACTTCATATCCCGCAAGGGCTTCAAATTCATGTTTCATCATAGGGCGTTACCTCCGATTTATATATAGTGCTTTTCGCTATTTGTTTTAGCCGTTTTTGCTATCTTGTTTGTATTTTATAGCAGTTTTGTCTATTTGTCAATGGTTTTTTAGAAATTCCATTGACTTTTTTAGCCGATACTGCTATCCTTTATTTACGCACTTTGAAAGGGGGTGAAAACATTGACTATCAACGAGCGTATAAAGTATTTGCGGAAAGACGTTTTGAAGATGAACCAGACAGACTTTGCGGAAGCCATAGGCATGAAGCAACGGGGCGCAAGCTATATAGAACAATCTGGGGCTGGCGTTACTGACAAAACAATTAAGACTATATGTCTTGTGTTCAACCTAAATGAAGACTGGCTGCGGAACGGCATAGAACCCATGTACATACAGGCACCGACTTTCAGCCTTGACGACTTTGTACGGCAACGGGGCGGGACTGAATTAGAAATTGACATTATGAAAGCGTACTTTGAACTAAAACCCGACACACGGACAATGCTGATTCAGCATTTCAAAGAACGCCTGACCGCTTCCCGTGATGAACCTTCGGAAATGACCGTTGAAGAAGCGGAAGCGGCATATATAAAAAGTCGCTCCAAGATTGCACAAAAAGCGGGCAACTCTGCTTTGAATACCACCGCAGATACAGAAACCGGAAACGAAAACGGCAATAGTCTTGCTTCCAGTCAATGAGCAGTCCGGTAGGGCTTTGGAAGCTCTTCCGGGCTGTCTTAAACTCATAATTATAGGAGATTTCAAAAATGGGTATACGGTATAGAAAAAGTATAAAAATCGCTCCTGGTGTCAAAATCAACCTAAACAAGAAAAGCGCAAGCGTAACATTCGGCGGCAAGGGTTATCACAAAACTTTTAATAGCAACGGGCAGACAACTACCAGCGTCAATCTCCCTGTAAAGGGCATGTCTTACACAGACAGGAAGGGTAAGAAAAGTAAATCCACTTCCGCACCTGCTACCCATTATAGGAATATAGGAAGCGTTGTTGAAGCTCCTGCACCAAAAGAAAAGAAGATAACTGCAAAAGCTATCCTTCCTGACCCGCCTACTATGGGCGTTGCTGTTATCGGCTTCTTTATTATCGTTGCTGGCTTCTCTATTTCCGAGTCCTCTATCCCGGCAGGAATTATTGTTGCTCTCTTTGGGGCTTATCGTATTTATGCGTATATCGCACATAAAAGGAACCCTGACAGCGGCAAATATATTTCAGAAGGTCAGTTGACACGCTGGCGGCAGCTTCTTTCCGTTTCCTCCGGCACGTCCTCTGAACTAATTGAAAAGTCGCTTCCCGTGCTGCTTAACTTTAAAGCCGCCGCGGAAGAATATTGCAGCCAGCTTCCTGAATCTGCAGAAGCCCTGCTGAACACACAACAAAAAATCCTTGACTTTTCAGAGTTTGTGATTATTAAAGGGGACAATCCCCAAAAGGACTATGAAAGATATTCTGCTTTGATTGCAGAATCACAGAAATGAAAACTAAAATGGAAGCGGCGTTAGAAGTTTAACAGAACAAATGATTCTTGCTATTTGCAGGGAATTTAATGTACGGAAAGAATGGCCGCGGAACGGCAGCGGGGAAATATCAAACCAATGAAAAGCCCGGCATGGCTACAAAGCCTCTGCGGACAGAACAAAAATATCTTGAATTTAACTTTGTGACGTGCTATGATAGAAAAAAGGGAAAGCCAGAGAAGCGGCCTACCCTCTTTATGTAACGTACATTGGCATTTTACAATGCCCAGCCGTCACTATTGCGAGTAGTGGCGGCTATTTTCTTTTCCCTTTGAAAATTGTGTAACACAATCCAACAAGGGCGCAAATGAATATTCCAACCTGAATCAAATCAGAGTATGTAACATACATTGGCAATCCCTCCTTTCTTTCGTCTGGAGGGTTAGCCCCTCCGAATATGGAGGGCAAGCCGCCTTTGGCTCTCTGGTTTCCCATGCCGCTATTGTAGCATACGTCATTTCAAATTTCAACAAAGAAAAGATATGCGGCGCAATCCCGAAAAGGGAAGCGGCGGCAATACTGGGAATATTGCCGCCGCAATGCAAAGTATATCATACCAGATACAACATACCGTCTGCAATTCTGATTATATCATCTGTGGGCGGGAAATGAAAGGAAATGCAGGTGATTTTTCATGATAAAAAATAAAAACTTATCGCCGCTGATCCGCGTCGCCCTCTATATCCGGGTATCAGGGGAAGAACAAAAAATAAAGGGATTGTCCCTTGAAGCCCAGCAAGAACGCCTTGAAGCATACGCACGGGAAAAAGGCTGGATTGTCACCGGGGTATATATCGACGCTGCGAAAACCGCCAGAAAGAATATGCACAAGCGGGCAGAATTTCAAAAAATGATAGAATCCGTGAAGCGTGATGAAGTTGACTTGCTGCTGTTCTGCCGCCTTGACCGCTGGTTTCGGTCTGTAGCGGACTATTACAAGGTTATGGAGATACTACAGGCGCACGGCTGCGACTGGAAGACGGTTGATGAAGAATACGACACCACAAGCGCAAACGGACGTTTATATATCAATGTCAAGCTGTCAATCGCCCAGAATGAAGCCGATATTTGCGGGGAAAGGATAGACGTTGTGTTTGACAGCAAGATTGCCCACGGAACTGTCGTTTCCGGCTCCTGCCCATTCGGGTACAGGGTTAGTAAAGAAAAGCGGCTGGAAATTGTGCCGGAAGAAGCCGGGATTGTGCAGGACGCTTTCAATCACTTTGAAAGCACCATCAGCCAGCGGGGGACTATTAAATATATCCGGGAAACTTACGGCGTGAACTGGTGTGACGCAACTTTCCGGCGTATGCTGTTAGAACCGCTTTACACTGGAATCTATGACCGGGGCGGCAGGAAGAATGAAAACTTCTGCCCTGCAATCATCAGCCGGGAACAATTCGACAAGGTTCAATCCCTCCTGAAAAGAAACGCCCGTTCCGCTCCGTCCGGCAAGGTCTATATTTTTACTTCAATCGTGAAGTGTGCTGAATGTAGCCACAACCTTGTCGGCTATAAATCACGGGAATATTATTATTACAGGTGTAACCAGCATTTTCAGCGGGGCAGGTGTAACCACAATAAATCCGTTCGGGAAGAAGTGATTGAAAAATGGCTTTTTGACAATCTGGAATCCGAACTGCGCCGTGTCCGGCTGGAATGGGAAGTGAAAGCGGCAGAAAAGAAAAAAGCCGCCCTGCGGACAGATAAAGCCGCCCTGAAAAGGAAGCTGACAAAATTAAAAGAACTTTATGTGAATGAACTGATTGACATTGAAGAATACAAGAAGGACTATGAAATATATACGGCGGCACTCCGGCAGGTCCCGGAACCCGCAGCAGAAGCCCCGCCCGACTTTGAAGCCATGGAAAAGCTGCTGCAATCTGATTTCAAGAATATTTATGAATCGCTGACCCGTGAAGAAAAGCGTACACTGTGGCGGTCTGTTATCTCTGAAATACGCATTGACAGTGAAAATAGTATCACGGGTATTTCTTTCGGGTAG